ACTCTTTTTTCTTCTGGTTCCTGGTGGATCTGCCAGATCCTGTAGATATAACTGTGTTTACTCTATTGTGTGTTTATCTGGTTTTGGCAACAAAACAACAATCCCGAATCCCCGACATAAAAAAGCCCGAATGAACGGGCTTAACTCATTAGGGGGAGTTTTTATTTAAGAAACCTCACTAGCAATAGCCATAATGATTTCTTTGATTCTCTCTTGTGCGTTTGGCTCTAGTAATGCGATAGCTAATTTGTCAGACACTTGACCTTTTATCTGCCAATCGTTTTTAGAAAAACTTAAAGTCTTTTGACTATAGTCATTCATACCACACAAGCTAATTATTTTATCTGTGTTAAATTCGTTATAGTTCTTTATGGCCTCATTAACACGATTTAAAGCATCAGACCTTTTCTTGTTTGCAACTTCAATTTCTTTCTGTAGCTTAACAACAACATCAGCAAGTTTCTCAACAGCTTTGTAGTCTTTAGACTTCTTCGCTTTCTCTACTTTGGCATCAAGTCTTTCATTAACGCCCTCCATAATCTGATTAACTATAGAGTCTTGTTCAAATTTTCGTATCTGTTTCATATTACTTCTCCTATTTAATGTAAATGAATATCTAATATAACATATAGGTTACAAATTGCAACACTTATTTTAGTTTATTTTAAATAGGTATAGATAGAGCTTGGCAACCCAGACGACAGCAGTATACAAAATGTTCTTCCCTGCTTTTGTGTTTGATGTGTTATATTGTGTTATAAACATTTCCCGACCCGACCCGAAACATAATCCCGACAACCCCGACCCGACCCGAATAGATCTAAATGTGTGTATGATTTTATTTAGGAGCTTGAACGAATGAGGGGGTAGATGCGATTAATCCCTAACATCTAGCCATATAAATAATCTTTATAATATTAAGTGTATACAAATTGTTGACAAATAGATTAAAAAGAGTATCATTATAAATGTGAGATTGTTAGGTATAGGGATAACTTGGAATGTATTACGCCAAGGGTTCGTTGATAATACACGCTTTTAATAATCTCACATTGGATTAACCATAATAAATACTATAGGAGGTATACAACATGGGAACGAGAAGTAATATCGCATATCAGCGAGCTAACGGTCAAGTCGTAGTAACATATTGTCATTATGACGGCTACCCAGAATATAACGGAGTGTTGTTAAATGAACATTACAACAACCAAAAGAAAGCAGAAGAACTAGCCAATCAAGGTTATCTATCTTCTTTAAAACCTACCATTAAAGAAAGTTTGGAAGGTAGGGCAAATATAGAACCACCAATAATATATCATTCAGCACACACATTTTATAATGATGTGCAGTTCGACATTGAATGGATTTATTTATTTAAAAACAACCAATGGTATGTAGCAGAACATGAAGTATCTTATGACTCTGATTATAAAACCGTTCATGTTGGAATTACTGAAAATGATTTACAACCTTTATGGTCTGTATTGGCTAAGCTAGAAAAGAAGTCAGCATAATGAGTAGAGAAATATACATGTGTGATAGATGTGGTCATAAAGGGCATCCATTATATTTATCAGATGAAGAAAACGAAATACTTTGTGCAGACTGTGAAGCAGATGATGCACATGAAAAAACTTTAGAGGAGCAAAACTAATGACAAATATAGACCGAAGCAAAATACCAGAACACTTACGCCACTTATCCGAGTGGCGTTTAAAGTGTTTATTTTATTTATTTAGAGCAAGATAGGAGGTGTTAAATGAGTAACCTATTTATATTTGTTTTAATAATCTATGCTCTAGTAATTATATTTAGTAAACCAAGTGATCAAAAATAAATATTACATCAAAATAGTTCCATTTAATGCAGTAGAGCATGACTTACAACGATACCCAAATATTGATGAAGTTGGCTTTACTGTTGGCTATTTAGTTTATCAAAACAACAAACAAATTAAATCAGCATGGTTTAAATCTCGTAAGAGCTTATTCAAAGCTTTAGATAACTTCTTGAACAATTAACATAAATTTGATATATTCGGGCTAAGGCATAGTCTGATTTTATATTTTACTTCTCAATCTCCTCCAATAAGTTAGTTATGCCTTTTTAACTTTCTTCGGATTTGAAACTACAGAATAATGATTTATCTTTCCTTCCTTACACCTTGCTTTAAATAACTTATCTAGCTTGTCGTAAGGCATAGTAATTGGATCTTCTTCTACATACATTACAGCTTTAATCACGTTCTTCTTTGGCATCTTTATCCTCATCAACAACATCTTCTGGTAGATCCAGGTCGTCAACCTTATTTTCTATACTAGCTTCAACAACATTACCCATGAGCTGTTTTAGTCTATTTTCAACTTCTTCCCGACTCATTTGATCAACCTTCCCGAACATTACTTCTTTTCTATCAACAATTAAGCCTCCGACTTTTAACAGAGAGTTCTGGGCAGATATTGCAGCATTAAACGAACCTGACTCAATAGCCTTGTCCCGAATATCATATAAATCTTGCACAGCCCGATCATAGTTAAGTTCATACTTCTTTTTAGCCTGGTTCATAAGATAATTATATTCTTTGCGAATAATAGGCTTGTTCATGAGTTTATTGGCCATTTGACGTGGACTTGTATAGCCAGCTTTGTGTGCACACTCTACTAAAGATAGACGAGGATTATTAACTGCAATCCAAATAAAATTTCTTTGTCTGCGATTAAGTTTCTCGTCAAGGTTGCAATATTCTATGGGAGCTTCTTCTTCTGAAGAAATGATTGGTTCATATTCAAGTTTATTCTTTCTATATCCCATATTTTGCATATTAGAGCAGAGGTAAGTTTTAATAATACCTACCCCCACTTTACCCTAAAGTGTATTGAGAGCATACTTGAAGAGTATAGATCTAGTCAAGTATTTTCTAATTTATTTAACTAAGTTTTGTTATTCTCTTATGACAAAAATGAAAAAAATACAATAATCCTGAAACCCGCATTCTTATCATGTTTTTAGCTGTCATGACAAAATGACAATAATAGACAAAAATCTATTTCTTGGCAGATTTGTCAATATATTGAGCTAAAAGTTCATCAACTAACTTAGCAACCTCCTTATCTTCAAACTCTGTGCTTATTTGTGCGATACAAAAACTTAAGCTTGCCAGGACAATATTCAAACGTTCTTCACCCCGATAAACCATGTTGTCGAACATAGCATCTAGTCTGGAAATAACTTCCTGTAATGTGGGTTTGCCCATTTTGTCTTTGATTTGTACAATCTTTGGCATTCCGCATCATAACACGATAATTCATAAAACTACCACTATCTTATCTGTGATAGCCTGGCTGGTATTACCTTTGTCCAGTTACATTCATCACAACAACTACCTGAATTTACAGGTTCTGCGTTGTTTCCATGTTTCCAGACTACCTCGCCATTACTATTTTTTAATGGTTTTATGTAACCTTTACATATACTACATTTAACCTTATCTAAATGTGTAATACTCATCATATACCATCAAACAAAACTATAAACAAAGCTGGTAATGCAATAGATGCAAAAAAGAACCAAAACATAAACTCAATCACAATGCACACTCTTGTCTATTGTCCTCATCGTAAAAATTTATTATGTCTCCTTGTGGATCATAACAATTCATACCAACATTCTGTCTGTAATACTTGCTATAAGCATTAACTATTGAATCTGTTTTTTTGTTGTTATAATCGTCTGTAGCTTGTTCATATGATAAACGCATCATAGAATACAAATCATTTGACTTACTCATACTTTACTCCTCATAAATAAAAAATGGTTACTTATGGTTGACATCATACACAAAACGGTGCAATAATACAAACTCATTTATTTGGAGAAGTAAAATGGATAAACCTAAATTAGACGTAACTGCTATTATGAACGAAGTAATCAGTTACACCAATCCCACAAAAGAGGATTACGAAAAACAACAAAAACAAGATAGGCTCAACATTGCTATATGGCAGTGTGGTGTTGCTATCAAAGAACTACAGTCTATTGTAGATGATCTATCTAAAGTAGATGTAGACAAGGAAGCATCATGAATCTACCAGATATGCTAGAAGACATACCACATAAAAAGGTAGGCGATGCGTTTTACTTTCCAAACATGGATAATAACTTTTATCATAATGGGCCAGGCATATCTTCTTCACACATAAGAAGATTTAGTCAAAGTCAATT